GCAAGTCGCTGATGCTCGCCCTCTCGCAGGATCTTTCACAGAACCGCCCCGCCGAGGCGCGGGAACACGTCCGGCGTTTTCACGAGCTGTTCTTCTCGCTCTCCCCGCAGAAGGACGCGATCGAGCACAATATAGGCCGTGCCCTGCAGCTGGCGGACAAGAGCGCCTATCACTACTATGTGGACTTTGCCGAGAAGGGATATTACAACCGGCTGATTTCGGGCAACATCAACCAGGTGGTACACGTGGACAGCGTGGTGTGCGACTTTGCCGCCTATCCCTACAAGGCGCGTACATACGCCCGGCAGCTGATCATCCGTGAGAGCAACGTGACCGAGCGAAGCCTTGTCACCTCCTGTTCGCTCCAGAATACGGGGCGTTCGGACGACAATCCCAACGGATTCATCATCGAGCAGTTCACCATACTGGAGAACAGGGATATAAGGAGTGTGGAACGATGAGAGGGAAACCTGCCGTCTTAAAACGTGCGGACAGCCGTATCCGGCTGTTCTGCCGCCGGCTGACCGGGAAGCAGCGCATTGTCTTGACAAGTGTCGTCTCGCTTCTGTTCACGGCAGCCTGTCTGTACTCGGTTGTATCTTCCGTGTCCCGTTTGGGGGAACGGAAGGGCGACATGAAAACCGGGCATATCCGGCCCGTCATGTTACGGCCGGAAACAACAACCATTCATTCAAACATCCAGAAACATGAAAATGGACTTTCAGAAAATCAGGGAACGGCTGGGGCTGTCGAGTGACAAGCCGCTGACTCCCGAAGAGAAGCGCCGACGCGCGAGGTATATTGTCTATCCGTTCTTCTGCCTGCTGTGCGCCGGATTCCTCCTGCTGGTATTCAGCCCGTCGGAAAAGGAGAAGGCGGAAAAGGAAAAGGGCAAGGGATTCAACGTGGAGATGCCCTCGCCGAAAGATTCGGAAATGGAGGGCGACAAGGTAAGCGCCTACGAGCAGGAAGCACTGGCTAAAAAGGAAAAATGGCGCAGGGGAACCTTCCTGGAGATGTCCGAGCTGCTCAACAAGGACAGTCAGGATACTGCCGGCCTTACCGCAGGAAAAGCCAACACGGAACTTCCGCCGGAACCGGAAACGGGGAAATCCCCCGGCTCCGTCCATTCCTCCGCGGAAGCCTACCGGAATATGAACCGCTCGCTGGGTGCTGTATATACCCGGAATGAAAACCAACAAAATGCCGATCTGCTCCGCCGTATAGAGGAACTGGAAAAAGAAAAGAGACCGGCGGAAGGACAGCCGGAAGGACAGACCCTGGAAGAAAAGATGGCACTGCTGGAAAAGTCTTACGAGCTGGCCGCCCGGTACAACGGGAAGCAGCCGGATGCCCCGGCTGCCGTGAATGGCCGGAGCGACCGGAAAGACAGGACAGCCGTCCGCCCGGTGAAACAGGTACAGAATCAGGTGGTGTCATCGCTTGCACAACCTATGGGCAATGAGGATTTCATCGCCGAATTTGCGGGAGAGAGGAATACCGGTTTCCACACCCCTATAGGCAGGACACTCCCTTCCGGCAGGAATACCATCGCCGCCTGTGTACACGGTACGCAGACCGTATCGGACGGGCAGGTGTTGCGCATCCGGTTGCTGGAGCCGATGGCGGTGGACGACCGGCTCATTCCCCAAGGGACGGTATTGACCGGCGGTACACGCATCCAGGGGGAGCGGATGGACATCCTTGTAGAGACGGTGGAATACAAGGGCACGCTGTTTCCTGTGGAACTGGAGGTATATGATGCCGACGGACAGCGGGGAATCCTCGTGCCGAACTCGATGGAGTATGATGCGGCGCGTGAGATAGCCGCGGGTATGGGCACCTCAATGGGGAGCAGCATCAACATCTCGACGGATGCCGGGGCGCAGATTGCCTCGGACGTGGGCAAGGGGGTAATACAGGGCGTGTCGCAATATGTGGAAAAGAAAATGCGTGCGGTGAAAATCACCCTGAAAGCCGGACACCGGCTGTTGCTGCACTCTCCCGAAAAATGAAAAGAGAAAAGAAACCAACCATTTATTCACCAACCAATCAAGAACGCACATGAAGAAGATTCTGATGATGTTTGCCCTGATTATGGGCGCAGTGGCTGCATACGCGCAGCAAGGCAGCGGGGATTATTACGAGGGATTGAGCCGCAAGATCGGCTTCAGCCAAATGATTCCCCCGCATGGTCTGGAAATCACGTATGACAAGACCGTACATATAATTTTCCCCTCTCCCGTAAGATACGTGGATTTGGGTTCCCCCAACCTGATAGCGGGCAAGGCGGACGGTGCGGAAAACGTCATCCGTGTGAAGGCGACCCGGAAACATTTCCGCAATGAAACCAATATGAGCGTGATAACCGAGGACGGCAACTTTTACACATTCAACGTCAAGTATGCCGACGAGCCGTTGCTGCTGAACGTGGAGATGTGCGACTTCATCCATGACGGGGAGTCGGTTAACCGTCCGAACAATGCGATGGAAATCTACTTGCAGGAACTCGCCGGGGAGTCGCCCCGTCTGGTACGGCTGATCATGAAATCCGTGTATGGGCAGGACAAACGCAAGGTCAAGCACATCGGCAGCAAGCGGTTCGGGGTTCAATACCTGCTCAAGGGGCTTTACGCACACGGCGAGCTGCTCTATTTCCATACCGAGGTGAAGAACGCCACGCACGTGCCTTTCGATGTGGACTTCGTAACTTTCAAGATTGTAGACAAGAAAATCGTGAAGCGTACCGCCATGCAGGAGCAGGTCATCTATCCGCTGCGTGCCTTCAACTATGTGACCCGTGTGGACGGGAAGAAGAACGAGCGGACGGTGTTCGCCCTGCCCAAGTTCACCATCCCCGACGGCAAGAAGCTGGTCGTGGAGATGTACGAGAAACAGGGTGGCCGCCATCAGTCGTTTGAGGTGGAGAACGAAGACCTTGTACGCGCCGAGACTGTCAATGAACTGAAAGTAAGATGAGTGCCATGAAAAGAAACTTCATCTTCATTATCCTCCTGCTTGCCCTCTTTACGGGGCAGGCGGAAGCCCAGCGCCGGCTGCCGGGGATGAAAGCCGTCCGCTTTACCGCTGAAATGGCCGACGGCTTTTACAGCCGGGCAGACCGCCATGATGCGGGCTACGCCTTTGCGCTGGCTGTTGCCACTTACACAAAGAAAGGGAACCAGTGGGTGTTTGGCTGTGAGATGCTACAACGTAATAACCCTTACCGGAACACATATGTCCCACTGTCGCAATATACAGGGGAAGGCGGCTATTATCATACAATCCTTTCCACATCCGGCAAGTCTTTCTTTCTGAACCTCGGCGCTTCCGCCTTGCTGGGCTACGAGGCCGTGAACAACGGAAACCGCCTGTTGGATGACGGAGCTTCCTTGCGCAAGTGTGAGTCCTTCATCTATGGAGGTGCGGTAACGCTGGAGGCGGAGGGATACCTGTCGGACAGGATAGCCCTGCTGATACGCCTGCGTGAACGTTTTGTATGGGGTGGCGCTTCCGGCCGCTGCCATTTCCAGTATGGAGCCGGAGTCAAATACATTTTCTAACCTTAAAAAGAACATATACCCATGAAAAGAAGAATCCTTGATTTTATGATGACAGCCTGTTGCATGGTATTTTCCTTTCTTGCCCTTGTCGCCTGTGACAATAAGCTGGATATCAGACAAGAATACCCGTTCACGGTGGAGTCCATGCCGGTGGCGGACGAAATCGTAAACGGTGAGACGGTGGAAATCCGTCTGGAAATCAAGCCGGAAGGAAACTTTTCCGGAACTGTCTATACGCTGAGGTATTTCCAGCCCGACGGAAAGGGCAGTCTGAAGATGGAGGACGGAACGGTACTGAAACCCAATGACCGTTATTTGCTGAACGAATGGAAATTCCGTCTTTACTATACCTCGCAGAGCGGCAAGGAATCACAGACCATAGACCTCTATTTTGAAGACAATTGGGGAAATCTGCAACAGCTGACGTATGATTTCAATGGAAAGGATGCGGAGGAGGAAGACTATAATACGGAGACCGCATGAAAAGAATACCGGTTATTATGATTTTTCTGTCACTTGTTCTGTATGGCAAGGCGGAAAATCCCCCGTCTGACAAGGATAAGGCGGTAGCCTGCATCAAGCGGTGGGAAGGCTGGCACCGGGGGAAAATGCCTTACATCGGTTACGGACACCGCCTGCTCCCCCATGAGAAGCTGACCGAGAACCTGAGTGAGGCACAGGCGGACTCACTTTTGAGATGCGACCTTGAACGGTGTTTGAAGGTATTCCGAAAATATGGGAAAGACTCGCTTCTTTTAAGTCTGTTAGGCTTTAATGTAGGCTGTTACCGTCTGATCGGCAACGGCAAGATACCTAAAAGCAAACTGATTCAGAAACTGGACAGCGGCAACCGGGATATTTACAGGGAATATGTATCGTTCCGCTGTTATCGGGGGAAAGTCATTCCAGGCATAGAGAGAAGAAGAAAAGAGGAGTTTGAACTGTTCTATATGCCGTAGATTGAAATTATGCAAAGCCGTGAACGGACGCTTGCCATCGCCGTTCACGGCTTTAGTCTTAGCCACTCTTAATTTACCTTTACCCGGTTCATCAGCTGTCCCGAAATTTCATGCAGTTCCCGGCAGCGTTCCGGCTGCTGTTCCCTTGCAAAGGCGGTGATTCCCTGTGTCAGTTTCCAGAGCGTGGCCCCGCCTGTAACTCCGTCGTCAGGATTGTTGTTCATCAGCAGTTTCTCGACTTCACGTCCCTCGTTTTTCAACAAGGCTCCTTTCTGCACCAGATTCTTCAGTTCCTTGTCGAAATCCACGTCTATTTCCGATGCTCCTTGAATTTCGATGGCCTTCTGCATGATGGTGTCTTTGCTGTACAGTCCTTTGGTCAGGTCGGAAACAGCCGATACGGTGGTCTGCGTGTCCAGTTCGTAGGTCTTTTGGGAGAGGGACAGGGATTCCGGCAGTCGGCCTCCAAGGTGTATCTGCCGCATGACGGACTCCCTGACCATCCCGTTCAGGCACGCCCCGTTGAGCAGGAACGACCGCATATCGACCGATCCGTTGCCATAGTCGGATGTGGAGAAGCGTGCTCCTGCGAAGATGATGACCGTTCCGTTCTTACGGGTGGGTATCTCTATCGGAGTGGGCAGGATTGTCTCACACCATACTTTCGTGTCGTTCATATAGGCATCGGACACGACCGCCCCCTGTCCTCCCGCCTCACGGATGAAAGCGGTCAGGATATCCACCGAGTTCAGCCGACGGTAGGAGTCCGACAATACGCCCCGGACTTCCATTCCTACCGCCCGTATCAGTACCCGTGTACGCTCGGTCCATCCCGAATGCTCGTTCAGGATGGTGGCGCACAACTGTTTCTGCCAAACATCTCCGGCGGAAAGCTCGCGCAGGTATTTGGCGGGAATGCCCATCTTCTCCGAAATCTGGCTTATGGCGTTGCCGTGCAGGTTGAAGTTCCCTTCGGGCATTGCCATCTGTACCCTTCCTTCCGCTTTGAAAGAGATAACGGGGCGTTCCTTGCTACGTTGGCTTACTCCGATGGGAGCGATGAAATCCTGCGCGATCCGTCCCTCACTGAGCAGACGGTTGATGGTGTCCATGACATCCCCCTGCCTGCCTTCTATCATTCGCCGTACCTTGTTGATGACTACCTGGTTGAGTCCCTGCTGTTTCTGTACCGGTGCAGTGGCCGGCATGACTGTTGCTTCCATATTTCTTGTTTTTAAAGTCGTTGATAAATTACAATTTGTTCTTATGGCTTGTCCTGCTTGTTTTAGTAAATTCAGATCTGTACTCTTCTGACAGACGGATATAATCCTTTTCGCTATATCCGGCCGTTCCGAACAGTTCATAATATCCGGGGAAGGGTTTTCTTTCCGTTTCCGGTATATGCGTGCTGGTTTCCTTATGGCAACAGATGATGTGCCGGACAAACCGGTAGCACTTGCAAAGATCCGCCAGGATGGTGTACTCGTTGTCCGTATGAGGTTCATAATATCCGCAGGAGAGATTGACGCAGGATACTTCCAGCCCGTTCCTTTTCAATGCCGCCACATCCGTAGCCAGCCCCTGTGCAGGCTTGTAACCGTACCTCCGGGGATCTACCGCTGAAATGAACTCATTGGAGCAGAGCCTCATTCCGTTGATTTGTGTCACCATGTCCCCGTTCCCTTTCCGGTCGCACTGGATGACGAAACGGCAGTCGGAAAAGAAGGACATGTCGGCATGGCCGCTGCCTATGCATCCTATCTCCTCCTGTACGAAGAAGGCGCATTTCACCGCCTTGAAATCCTCCAGGCATTTCAGGCAGATCCAGATGCCGTTCTTGTCATCCGCGCCGATTCCGGCCATCCGTTTACGCTTGCGGTCATAGCCGACAATCATCGAGTCCGCCACAAGATGGGCCGCATAGGTGCCTGTCTTGCGCCGGTGTACCTCGTCCATGTGCGCCACGACACAGGGGTAGCTTTTCCGGTTGCCTTTGACCGCGTAGATGTTTCCGTGCCTGTCTTGCCGGAAAGGAATACCCATCCGCCTGAGTTCCCCGATGATGAACCCGGCCATCTTCCCCTCCTTGCCGGAGGGGGAGGAGATGTTGTAAAGAGCCATTAATTTTTCCATGATACTGACTTTTCAGGAGATGAACAACTTTTCGATTTGCAGGTACCGTCTGAACTCCGGTACGGGACGTCCCTTCTTGAAGAGGAAGGACGGATATTTCTTTCCCTTGTATTCCGCCGACGTGCCTTTCAGTACTTGTCCGAATACGGTGGATATATAGAACATGTCCTGACAATTCTTGCAGAATGCCGTATCCGGAAAGGAATGTATCTTTCCGCATTTGGGACATACATATTTTCTCCTGTTTGCGCGCCCTTCCGTGCTCCGGCAGGTGGCTATGCTCGTGTCGCCCTCCGTATTTCTCAGTTCCAGGTTACCGTCCGTCAGATGGAGGCTGTAGAACGTGTCGAGGTAAGGCACCCCTTTCTTGTGCCATCGGCAGGCGGGCACTTTCACCGTCAATGAAACCTGTATATTGTCTCCGGCCGCCCATTCCTGTCCCTCAATGGGATTCAGTACGGTGAAATCCGTTGTATGTGTATAATCGTTGTATCTGCGTCGCAACAGGATGCCCGCCTCCTGCGCCTGCTTGCGGATCAGTTCGGCGACGAATGCGTGTGAGGAATAGATGCGGTCCAGCAGGGAGGCGGCAATCGGTGTGTTTATTGATTTCCACAATGTTACCTCGTTCCATACGACAGCCCGTCCGAGTATGTTGTTGCTCTCGTCCCTTGCCACAAGGATTTTAGCGCCGGCGAAGTTGGTATAGAAGTCAGCGGCGTTGCGTGCCTTGTCCTCATACCGCATACAGGAACTGTGCAGGCTGGATGTGTCACTGTCGGAGATGGGGCTGTAGTTGCTTTCCAGATAGGCTTCCATGAAGTCGTTCATGCTTTCATGCAGCCTGACCGTGACTTTGCTGTCCAATGAGAGAGAGCTACAGAAATAATTGATTTCGTCGGGTGAGTACTTGGGCAGGTTCTTGAACAGTTCCACAAACGTGGAGGGTTCCAGGTCTGTCCGGTTCTCCGGGAACCAGGGTGCCTGCGGGTTGTTCCGGTCCGGGAAACTGGGATGGGCCAGATCCTTGCTGCAGGCCGTGAACACGATCCGGATTTTCTTGAACGTGCCCGCTTCCGTCCGCTTGCGCTTGGTGGAGAAGCAGTTGTAGGTACCGCGTATGATCTCTTCCACCGGTACGTTCTTTTTTACTTCCGAAAGGATGCCTTTGGCTATCACACTTCCGTTTTCCGCCGCATGCACCAGGCGGGATTTCAATTCATTGCTAACATTCAGTTTCATAATCATTCGTTTTATTGTTTATAAATTCTGCCATGTTTTTATGGCAATTGTTTCTTGTCCGGCTGCATTTGGCGCAATTTCTCTTTCCGCTTTCTGAGCAGGTCAACGGACATGTTCCTGCTTGTCCGATATTCCTCCTCGCTCATCCGGCGAATGGAAGGAATGCCCGTCTGGGTCAGTGTATGGTTTACCATCCAGCCGTCCATGAAGTTTTCGGGGCAGAGGCTGTCATGGTGGATGACTTCCCCCACGCAGCCGTGAATGAGCATATTGCATATGGTCATCAGGCAACAGGTACGGTTGACATCTTCCGCAACAAGATAATTACCCAGGTGGCGTACATGATATGCCAGCAGGAGACGCCCACTTCCGCAGGTAGGGTCGTTTATCCTCTGCCCGGTCTTTTTTTCGTCCGTTTCCGTACACATTACCATCAGGTCGCAGATATGTACGGGAGTGAAGAACTGCCCTTGCGCCTGTTGTCCCTTTCTGGAACTGAGCGCCATGAAAAGGTCTCCTAACGCGTCATACCAGGATGCGGCCTCCAGCTGCTTCTGCATGAGCCGCACCCATTCCGCAAACATTTTCATGAATGCGGCATTCTGCTGCCGCTTGTACCTCCAGTCTTTCAGCGGAGGAGCGCCCGGTGAGAATCCGTGTATGACGTAACGCAGGAAATCTGTGAACACGTTCATCGGATCGTACCCGTTCAAGCCTGCAAACTCACAGATTGTCTTTTCAAGCGGCCGGACTTCTGGGGATGTCTCATAGCGTGTCATATTGTTCTGCTTTTTTATAGAAGGTTACTGTATGTCCGTTATGGTCTGTCCGTATCTTGACGGGGGAGACGCCAAGGAAAAAGAGGTGCGTTTCCGCTTTCAGCATGTTCCATTCCCATGCGGGAAGTTCCTTCCATTCCATACGGTATGCCCAGAGTATGAACAGACCGGGACGGAATCCGTTGAAAAGTTCTCCGTGCAGAATCCCGACCAGCCGCTCCAGTTCTTCCCGCGAGTAAAGGGTGAATGACTCATTCCGATAGATAAAGGCATCAGCCGGTTCAATATCCGGCTGACACTCGATGATGTATCTCGTCCATTCTTTTGTGGTGTACTTTCCGTACAGAGGATCGGGTTCCGTGTATTTCCATGCCCTGACGAATGTGTGGAAGAGGACGGCACCGTTCCTGTGCCTTCCGGTATGCCCCCACATCCGGAACTGTTTGCTGCGTATGCCATCGGGAAGCAGCAATTCCGGACCGGTTATAACCCAAGGGCCTCCTTCCGTATTGTAACCGGTACACTTTTCATTTTCATGGCAGAAAGGTGTCTGTGGGAGAAGGCAAATATGGACTTCCCGGTCATCGCCCCTTTCAATGTGTGCCTGCGGATAATAGTCACCGCCACGGGTAGTATAAGTGACGACATCCCCTGCGGTCGGTAAACTGACTCTTTCCCTGTCCTCCCGCATCCTTGAAATCAGCCGGTTCACCTTCTCCACGTCGCACTCCTTTATGGAACAGGCACACCCTTCATGCCTGTTGAGCAGAGTCAGGCTTTCCAAATCATAAAAATTACCGTACTTCATATTGAGAGCGTTTTTGTTGGTACAATTTGACCTGGCGGGCAACCATATCACAGAACTTCTGTCCGTTCTCCTTCTCGCTTCTGAAATAGGCAATCATGTCCCAGAGATTCTGATTGAAGTAGCCGGTCCATTTTTCGTAGCAGTGACTTCCATAGACCTTTCCGAACGTTTCTTCGAAAAGTGCAGGAGTCAGCCCTTCATCCCCGTGGTGGTTGTATTGCCACAGAGAGACAAGCAGCAGCTGGTTATAATCCAGTGTTTCCATATCCGTTCTTTTTAAGTAAAACATCGGCCTACATGGGTAGGCATTTTTATTTCTTGGTGTCTTTCCGGCCTGTTTGCCGGGGATTGCGGCAAGGCTTGGCGAAAGAAAATACCGCAGCGAAGCGAGGATGATTTTCTTTCAGCCAACCCAGCCCCTGAAAGGGGCCGCCTTGCGCAATCAGCCTGGCAAACGGCTATCTTTACAGCAAGAAATGAAAAAGCAGACCTCGGATTCTCTGTTCTGAAGTCTGCTTTTCGGTCATTGTCGAGTCTCATGTTTTTCAGGTATGTATCTGCCATCCGTGGAACGGCTGCAATGTTACGGCAAACGATCTGTCAGGTATTCCATGATAGAGCAGACCTCCCACGATACCTGTCCTTCCGTCGGGATAGCGCTGTGTAAAGCCGAACGAGTACGGGGCATGGTCGTAGTAGAGTGAGATTTCGCAGGGACAGTCAGGGTTTTCTTCCCAGCTTTTCAACCGTTCCAGACATTTTTGGAGCGAGGTGTCACCGATGGATTCGGCATAGCGCCTTACATTCTCGAAATGTTCTTCATTCAGGATTTTCATGACTTTTGTATTTTTATCTGTTAAACACGTCCGGCTCCGGGAGCCGGTATTTTTATTTCTCGCCTGCCTGACAGTCCCGTGGCCGTACCCGCAAGGTTTGGCGAAAGAAAATACCGCAGCGAAGCGAGGATGATTTTCTTTCAGCCAACCCCGCAGGGGCCTGACCTTGTACGGGTACACAGGACACGGGACTACCTTTGCAGGGTGGGAAATAAAATATGCGGTTGTTCCTTGTTGCGGGATCTTGTATGGCTTCCGGAGATAATCTTCCTGATTTGTTCGCCATTGCCGGACAAATGGTGTATTTTTGCAGTTTCTAATTTCAGGATCATGGAAAACTATATAAAGAAAGCGGCGGATGCTTTCCTTGTGGAGCGTCCGTATGGTATGCGTGTGGATTACAGGAAAAAAGGGTTCGTGCTGTTTAACCGCAACCTGAACGTATTGGGCAATGCGGAGCATGCCCGTCTGGAAGAGCTGCCTCTGGAGCGGTTCAATGTGGAGGAGATTCCGTTGGATGGTGAAATTGTGGAGGAACACGCGGGATTTACCGATGTATTCTTCTATACCGATCTGACCAGCCCCTATGCCGGATATGCGCTGAATTTGCAAAAGCTCAAGGCCTATAACCGGTTTATGTTTCCGTTGGCGATGGCGCTGAACCGTAAGTTGTGAGTCCGGAAGCCGGCAACGGTAACAGCCGCATGGAGCACGCCGTTACCGCCAGGTTTTATTATTTGCCCTTTCTTGTTGTTATAAATGCAAGATAATCGCCCACGGCCTTATGGCATCCGGTAAAGTCCGGAGTCCGGTGACCTTTGATTTTCCGGTAACTGACGGTTCCGTTCCTGTCAATGCCTCTTACATGCCTGTTGAATGTCCCTTTGGTTCTGATATGGATGTCAAAACCGTCCCTTCCGGTGATTTCAAGGAACATTCCTCCCGTGATCCGTTCCCCGTCCAGGAATTTCTGTTTCTGTTCATCGAGCAGCCGCTGATGTTGCTCTTCCCGCGCTCTGCGCTCTTCCGCCTCTTTCTCCTCCTGTTCCCTGCGTTTCTGCTCCTGCCTCCTTTTGTATGCCTCACGGGCTTGCACCAGGGGGGTGGTGTCAAGTCCGAGAGCCTCGAACACGCGGACGGAGATCAACCTGACAAAGGCTCCTCTTTCCGCGCCCTGAAGCGTATCCGCGATCCAGTTCCTGCAATAGGCGGCAGTTTCGTCCCTGCGGTTTTCTCCGTTGAGGAACCGGCGTGAATACTGCCCGCTGGAGAAATAAACGTTTTCAATCCGGCAGACCACATGGAAACAGTCATCGTCCTCATTCCCATATTCGTTCTTTCTAGACAGGGAGAGATATACATTCTCGGCGTACGGCTCCAGTTCCATATAAGGAGCCACGACGGTATTCCCGTCAGACCTGTACTTGAATACTTTTGCTTTCATACTATCGTTCAGTTTGTCGGTTGTTGCATATTTCATCTATAATCTCTTTCCCGCTTCTTTCACCCTTCAGGAAGGCAAGGAAGCGCCTCAAAAAGAGCCGGGCACAGTCAGTTCCCAGCTGGGAGCTTTCACCGTCTTTGGTAGCGCATACCGCAAAACGCCCCAGTCCGAAACTGTCCTGTTGCGGTACGATGTGGTAAGACAAGTCCTCGCTTGCGTTGATGTGCAACCCACGACGGAAAACATAGAAAGTTTTCGGGATTCTTCTGTCGGTATCGATTTCCATACGCTTGTAACCGTGATGTTCCAATAACCGGACCAGTTCCCTGTTTGTCGGAATTGTATGTCCGATCCAGTCCGGCCAGCTTATATTTTCTATTGTATGTCCGTAATTGTCATATAATATGTCGAACTGTTCCTGGTATTCATCGTAAAATTCCCCGTTCCCGTTGCACATTTTCTCCAAAGCGATGCCGTTTTTACGGACAAGGGCAAGGTCGCCCAGTCCGCACGCGATTTCATTGAGCAGCGTGCGTTCCTCATCCCTGTCCTTTGCCGTTCCGTAAATTCTAAGCCGGGAATACCGGTGTAGCGCCGAACGGGACGGCATATCCAGTTTTTCCCATATCCCATCGTTTCCTATAGCCTGTCTGGTGTTTTCCGGAAGTCCGTACCACCACTTGTCCAAATTGTTTGTATCCATAATTTCTGAATCAGATTGTTTTCAAATTCTGTTTTGAGTACCATGCCTGATACGCGGCGGCATACTCCTGACGTTCCCGTTCCAGGGAATTTCTCATCTCAGGGGTGTATCCGAGCAGGCGGATGTATCCTCCGTTATAGCCGGTGAGTTCGCACCTTATTCCGGCTTCCTCCAGTTTGTCGATGCGTTTTTGGGCCATTTTTGCGCTTGAATATTCCTTCGGCCAAAAATAGACTTCGCCCCGTGAGCCGAAACAGTCTTCCCCCAGAATTATTTCCCCGGCATACTTCCGGCTTTCGATGAAGCCGAAACGCGCTTTGCCCAATGCCCGGCGCATTGCCTCGTGTGCCGGACCTTCCGGATGCTTGAATACCTCCGGCTTGTCTTTGCTGCCGAGTTTGGGCGGTTCCACCTTGTACGGCTGTTTGTAACTTCCGATTCCGAGCGTCAGGTAAAAGTTGGTGTGAAAATAGTCCGTCATGGGGTCGCTGTCATCGAAATTGTACGACATGATGAAATCGCAGATATTCACCATTACATCCTTTGCCCTGTCCGTCAAGGATTTGTCTGAATGGATATGATGGTGGTTGACATCGCCTTGAACTTTTCCGGACTCTTTGGTGAACGCCTCGAAATCCGCTTTCATCAACCGGATATGGATGGAGTGGCAATTCTCCCGTCTGACAGAGAACTTGTATCCCGGATAGGTCTCCTTGAGCCATGCCCGTACCAGTCCCACGATTTCAGGAGCGTGCTGCCCCTTGTAATTGCGGCCTTTCCAGCGGTATTCGTTATACACATACTTGGTGTATTCCTTTGCCGTGGCTCCCGGATAGTCATATTCATATCCGGTTGAGGTCGAGGGAATATCCGGTTTTTCTTTCCAAGCCTCAAAAAGCCTTCCAAACTCGGTGTTCACCTGTTGCATGATTGCGGTGTCACCACCCTTGTCCGGGTGGTGCTCCAATGCCAGCCGGCGGTATTCTTTCTTCAAGTCCGCCAGAGAGTGTATGTTCTGAAAATAAGTCATAGCCATAAGTTTTTTATGCCCCTGCGAGGCGGTTGATAAAATATTCCCGGTAGTCAAGGTCAAGACCGAGGTTGAGACAGGCCGTTTCCATGTCATCTTCTCTCAGGTCGTCCGCCTCCTGCAATTCGCGCAGGTACCGGATTTCGGAGTCCAGGTATTCCTGTGCTTCCGTTTGACCGCAACCGCATGAGTTGCAGATCAGACTGATAATGTTTCCCTGCATGCTGTTTGATTTTTTATGTTTCTGTTCCTGTTTCTGAGGCCTCGTCCGTCGTATATCGAGACGGCCCGTTCCACCAAAAGCCTGCGGTTGTCTTCCGAAAGTTCCAGATAGAACCGTTCCGCCGCGCCGAATGTGCCCTTGTCTGTCGCCACGCACCATTTTTCCCAGAAATGCGGGTACATGCCGCCATACACGGTTTTGCATTCCTCCTCGCTCCAGGCGTTCCACATGTAGTAGAAGAAACTGGAGACGGTATTTTCCGCTTGATATTTCATGGTTCTTCTATTTGTGATTCTACATTGTTTGTTTCTCTCAGTTGATGCCACACAGCCTCATACATCTCATAAAGCCAGTCTATGTTCTTCGCGCCGAGTTCAAACGGGCTGTGACACTGCACCTCGTCACCGCTTTCTTTCTCTTCGGCAAGGACGGTCAGGCTGTCCGCCGTTACCCGGAGTCCTGTCACCCTGCATTCATATGGTTCTCCGTTCTTGCCAAACCATATCACCCAGACCGGATCATAATCCTCTTCCGGAAGACGAATTTCTTTCACGCAGTGAGCATGGAGCAACTGCCGTATCGCGTCGATGATGTCCCCCCGCAGTTCCTTGATCCTGCCGCTGAAATCAACGGCTTCTGACGGTAAACTTCCTTTTCCGCCTCTTTCCTGCAAGGAGAGAATCCGCGTGTCGGGATGGATACAGAAATCCCAGTCCAACACTTCATCGTCATCGCGTGTCGTGTGGATATCGCCGCCCAAAACAAGACCGCAATCGTCATTTACCATTCTTTTTGCTTCATCGCGGTCTTCTGCCGCTACCGTGTAAGTGCCCTCGAAGGAATACCTTACTCTTATGTCATATCTTTTCATGATTCTTTCCATTTGATTGTTGATACCAGATTCATTGCCCGGAAGGATTACCGGATATTCAATATTGCGCTAAAGGCATGTGGGTCAAGCCTGTAAAACGTCGGAAGGTTAAGTGTGACCATCGGGTAGCTTACCCGGCCGCTCTGACGTCTATAACCTGTATCCTCAGCCAATTTGTTAGACAGAAGGAACTCCATGGCATCAGGATTGTTGTTGATGTCCACGAATGCCCTGTCAGGCAGTGAGAATGCCGCCTTATCTTCTAAGTTGACCGTCAGGACCGTGTATATCTCATGGGTCACGGGATCTTTCAGAGACAATGCCGGCCAGCCGTTATGGTACATTTCAATCACGATTGAGAGACGGCTTTCCTGATACAGGAAAGTCTCTTCCATGGACGGATGGTCGCATTTGACAATTTCAAAATCATCCTCCCCTTTGGTAAATGTCACCATCGGATAGGATACATCGACAAAACATTCCTCTTCCCGGTAGCAGAGATGTTCTTTTCCCTCTGAACGGATTATAGCCAATCGGGTGTTCATATTCGTAACTGGTTTTAAAATTATTGACTTGCAAGTTAATTGGCCGGCATTCACCTGCCTGTTTCTTTAAACGTGTGATTGTCACCGCCTGCGGACATTTGGGAGAGTTGCTGTCTCACCGCCTTGATTTTCCCAATCAGTTCGTCCTCCCTTCGGAATGAGGGGGTACATTTGGTACGCCTCATCCCGGCTCCCCAGGGGATGCCGCCGCATACTTTTCTCAGGCGTGCCTTTTCGCTTTCCAGGGCCGACTCCAGACGGGCCAGCCTGCGTCGCAACGATTCTTCGGTCACAGTTCTCATGATTTCATTGTTTTTTTAGTATGGTGACGGGTCGGAAAGACAGTCACCATACCGTCGTTATGTGTCACGTTATATTTTAGCTTTTTCCCTTTTGATGCCTCTCAGGACGTACAACAGGTGCAGGAACAGCTCCCTGTCGTAAATCCGGAAGAAGAACGGCTCGCCTGTTTCCCTGACCGTTCCGGTAAAAGACACGGACTCCCGGTTCACGGGATATTGGAGGAAGTTGCCGTTTGCCAGCAGGGTGTGCTTTTTCTTCATCACTTCGCCTAGGAACTTGTCCATATCGTCGTTTCCCTCATAGCCGGAGAAGTAGAGGAAATGATGACGGCGCAGGCTTCGCAGGATTTTGGCGGTTTCCAGCCTTACATCCCTGCCTGACGATTCGCCCGTTCCTCTCATCAGGTTGCAGATGAACTTCTTCTCGCCATTTATGTCAAGAAACAGATAAGGAACTATAATTATAGAGGCATGCCGTGCGTGGTCAGAGATGACCATCGGCTTTTCTTTCAGGATGTCTCCTTTGAAGGTAATGTTCCGGTAATGGTTGTCCATCTGCCGTTCCAGCTCCTTTCTTGGCGTGGTAACGGAGCGGAGTCCCGTGAAGTAGCGTCCGCCCGCCCGGAAGCAGAACCGGTAGATGTCCGCATGATAAGGCTCTCCCAGGAAAAAGAAATTCCGGGTATGGCGGATGGGGGGCAAGACATCCATGTAGTCGAAATATCTTTCTTCCGTAATCTCACTGAACGGGGCGCAGAGGGATTGCAGGTGGATGCGTATCATCTTGCGGACGGTATTTCCGGACACGGCTGTGAGGTACGGGTTCTTTTCCCTGTCCCTCAGTTCCTCCAGTGTCTCATGATGGTAGTCGCCGTGTATTCCGTCAGACATGGTGGTCACGCAGCTGCCGTCAAAACTGCGTGAATCGACTACGAATTTCAGTTTGTCGTTGTTCATGGTTCAGATGTTTTGAAGGTTCAACACTCTCTTGGCAGCACTGAGGGCATTGGAGGTGAGCTGCCGTTGCCATGCCTTGTTTCTGGGTGACCAGCGGAATCCGGAGGATTTCAGTTCCTTGCGTCTGTTGTCTTCGGGAATCCTGTCAAACAGGATCTGAAGGCGGTCTTCCCCATAGTTCCATACAAGTGTCCCGCCCTCGAACGGCACTTCCTTGTTTTCCCGGCTTTGCACCGCTTTCAGCCTTTCGCGCATCCGTTCCGCAAGTTCCGGCAATTGGAAGAATTTGTTTCTCGGGGTGATGACGGGTTTCCTTACCCTTGCGTTATATTCGGAAATGAAGTCCACGGCCCTGCGGACGATTTCCACTTCCCCGTGATTGGCGAAGGTGGATACCTTGTTCAGGATGCTGCTGACGAACAGGGCACGGCTATAACCCCGGCATTGTCCGGTATCAATCCCGTGGATGGTGTCGGCGCTGCTCCTGATGTCGCGTTTGAGCGTCTGCCATGCCTTTTCCAGTTTTTCTTCCTCCGGTCGTGCGGCTTCCTTTTTCCGTCTGACGGCTTCAAGAACCTTTTGCCGCCAATTGCGGAACTCCTCGTAGCGGTTCCGGTAGCTTCTGTCCGTATTCTCCTGCCTGTGGTAATCGAATCCGCCCCGTCCCGTCACCATCGGGTTGGCGCAGCGTGAGAGGGCCGAGAGCTGGGCGGACAGCTTTTGCCGGTAGGCGGCGATGTATGTATCCCGTTCCTCTTCCTGCATGAGTTGCAGGTCGTTGTGCAGCTCCTCCCCGTAAATCATGATGTCCGTCTCGCCACGAATCTCCGGGTCGAAGGAACTCCATGCGTATGCGTCGCAAGCCTGTTTCCACATATCCTCCAGATAGCCCGGATATTTGAACGCTACGGCTTCCCAGTCTTTGAAGTCCCTGGAATGCAATTCATTGCGGTCTTCCGGATTTCCGTACAGGTGTACATAGTTGCCCGTTCCATGATGCTCCTTTCTGAAATGGAACGGTACGGGAGGATGGTCCGTACCCTTTTCCCGGATCATCGTGACCCGGTGTGCATTCTCTGCGGTAAGGCCCGTTACTTGTTCTTCCCGGACCTTTGCTGTTGTTGTTTCAGTCATAACCGTTGCCATTCATAAATTATTTCTACCAGTTCTTCGTCCGCCAGTTTTTGGATTTCCTCGTTCGAGCAATAGCAGGCGATTTCCTCGTCCAGCTTGAAAGCTGCCGGGTCAAGGCTTCCGATGCCGTCCAGCAGTTCCGGCACCAGGCTGTCTGCGACAACCGTATAGCTTCCGTCCCTGCCTTGCACCTCCCGTGCGGGATAGCTCCTTTCCCGATAAACCAACATTCTCATTTTCGGATTGGCACCCTGCTGTCCTTTGTGGACTTTGCTTGTCGTCTCTCTGTTCATACCTTCATTTTTTTAGTTTGTTTGACATGATCGGCTCCGTGGAGCCGGTTTTTCGGTTTCTTACTTGCCGGACTGTCCTTTGCCGGGGATTGCGCAAGGCTTGGCAAAAGAAAATACCGCAGCGAAGCGAGGATGATTTTCTTTTAGCCAACCAGCCCCTGAAAGGGGCCGCCTTGCGCAATCAACCCGGCAAAGGGCTATATTTGCAGGTAAGAAATTGAAAGAATGGCAGTTATTCCTGAACTGTCCTGATACAAAAAAAGCCATCCTCCGGGGACGGCTTTAATGGTGTGTCATACGTCTATTGCGCCAGACGTTCCTTCACATTGTTCATCGCCTCTTTCAGGCTGCTGTTCATGACCCGCGCATAATGCTGCGTCATGCGTGTGGAGGCATGTCCGAGCATGACGGACACGTCCTGCAAGGGTACATTGTTGGCGAGCGTGACGGTCGTCCCGAAAGTGTGCCTGGCCACGTGCGTGGTCAGGTTTTTCTTTATGCCGCAGAAATCGGCGATTTCCTTGAGGTAGCTGTTCATTTTCTGGTTGCACATGACAGGCAGGCAGCATCCTTTCTTTATGCAGACCGGATGTTCCCTGTATTTCTCCAATATGGCCAGTGGAACGGGCAGCAGCGGGATGTTGCTGATGGAAGACGCTTTTCTGCGGTGTTCCAACTTGACCCTTCCCTTCCTTATCCACCAGTCCCCGAGATTGTCCTGTACCAGGTTTTCACCACTCAGAGTGGCGACATCGGAGAACGCCAGACCGGTGAAGCATGCGAAGACAAATATGTCCCTGACCAGCTCGAGCCGTGGGATGGTGAATTTCTTTTTCATTACGGTCTGCAACTCGTCGTAGGTCAGGAATACCGGATCGGTCTCGTCCTGCTCCATCTTGTAACCGTAAAAGGGATTCTTGCGCATCCATTCCTTTGCCAATGCCATGTTGGTGAATTTCTTGAAACATTTCATATAACGGACTATCGTGTTACGGCACAGTCCCCCCTCCGTTTTCAGGTAAATGTCAAACGCGCGGATGAACTCCGGTGTCAGCTCATGGAAGGTGATATCCTCCTTGCCATAATAAGAGGGGATAAGCCGCTGCAATTTCTTCACCACGTTCTTGTACCGGTTGATCGTGACGGGAGAGTAGTCTATGCCTGCCAGTGTTTCCATTTCCCCGATGCCTTCCATCATGGTACCGAGCAGTGTACGCATTCCGGTGTCTTTCCCGAAGACACGTTTCAGGATCAGTTTCGGGGTAATCAGGGCCTGTTCCAATACCAGCTCCTTGTGTTTTTCCAAGGCGCGTGCGTGCAGTTCGGCAATATAGGCGTTCAGTGCCACTGATGCCCTGTCCCTGCCTTTACTGCATCCTTTGGCGGCGTTCCATAAGTTCAGGGGTACGCTTCTTTGGATACGTACATCGTCATAGTCTCCATTGATGGTTATCCGCATCAATACCGGTGCCTCACCGTTTTTCAACAATTTCGTTTTAAGCACGAAAAACAGAATGTTCATTGTTCCTTGTTTCATCACTTTTGTTTTTTGAGGTGTTACATTCAATTGTTTCGTCAAAACCGGATGGCATGAGGACGTGGAGCGAAATGTTAAATTCGGTGGCTTTTTTGAGGGACTTGTGGAAAAGCCATAAAAATCCCATTTTTCTCAGGTTCGAATTGCCTTTTGTATCCTGGGTTCGATTCCTTTTTTTTATCCCGATGGGAAATACCGAATTTTTAAATTTCTTTCACATTTTCGACTTCATCCGGTCATGTGTGCAAAATTACTTTTTCACACCGGAGATTGGAATTGTCAAACAATTGAAAAACAATGAAGTATGGTACATATTTATGGCTTTTTCAAAAGCCTTAAAAAAAGCCACTGAATTGGCAAAATCCAACTTCACAAATATGTAGCGGAATGCGTAGTGAGGGTAAAAAAAGAACCCTTGAACTATCTCTAATTCAAGGGTTTTCTAAAATTGAAAAGCTTTTTGGTGGTGCCACCAGGAATCGTGCTAAATTCACAAGTGGCTGTATATCATCACTTTTCAGAAACATCAAAAGAGTAATCTCCTCCTATTGCTCCACCGTTGGACTTCTGCGTTTTGCGCAAGGTTGCGTAAAAGTTTCCAAATGCAAAGGTAATGAATTACTTTGATAAATTAGTATGCTTGGGGTGGTTTATTGATGAATATAGAAATAAAAGAGAAAATATAGGTCGTGTAAAGGATATCCAATATTAGATAATGCTTTTTACGATTGGGTAGATACAGGCTGCTTAAGTTTTATCCATAAACAAAGCATAGAGGGTTCTTTGACTTTTGTTAGACATATATCTGCATCATTTAATATTAGAATTCTATTCCAATTGCCTGTCTGTATTTGGGGAATTTCCAATTCTCTATTGAATAAAGTGAATGTTGCTCCCAAATTATTAAAAACATATACGAGCCTATTAACAATTATCTCTATTTCTTGAATTAGTAAAAGTTGGTTTGCCTTTTTATTTTTCACAAGCATTATTACAGTTTCATCTTTTGACGTTCGTTCCAACATATAATTGAAATATCCAAAATATATGTGAGATGCGCCCAAATGTGTCAAGGTATATGGAGGAATCGTTTCTGTCTTTGTAACAATTCTTCGTTGGTAATCACCACAAATTTCATCAAAGTATTCAGAAGCAGATTTTTGATTATTCTTTATAGCTTCATCAAATACTTTTATAAATTCGTCTATTGAATATATTTGAGTTTCAATATTAAAGAGCTTATATAACGTTTTACTTTTTTTGAGTATACCCGCATCGTCACTTACAAAACAATCACAATATCCGCCAAAGAAGCTATGCATGCAGTCTGTTTGCATATTACGGAGCTTAACTTTTTTTCGAGTTTCCTTACTAACTCCAAGTAAATCAAGGAGCATATAGGATACATAATATACAATAGTCGCGTCAGATGAATTAAAGCCAAATTGGTTTATGACAGCTTTAATCGTTTCTATAAAAGATAATCCTAATGGGGCTGCTTCCAATTGATCGTTGAAAACATTCTCATTGTCCGAAGTTATTAATGTTGGGTTGTAATTTTTGACAGCATTATCCCTGATGTTTTTATATGAATTTTGGTCCTTGTAAAAATTATCCTTTACAAACTTCACGAATGAGATAAGATTCCCTTTATCTATTGTTAGTTCTTTTGAGTGTATTGGAGTCCTTTTCTTTAACCAATCAAACTCCAATTCTCCTCTTAAATCTTTGATGGCTATGTCTATTGTATTATTAATGGCATCACATTGTTCTTCTGTAATCTGTGACAAATCAAGATTGTAAAGCCAAGAAAAATCATCCGCTTTTGCTGCATTACTAAATGCGGAACGTGGTGACTCTTTTGTTACACCAATATTAGGATATTCATAAAAAATATGATTACCATCCACAATAGATTGCATGAAATCCATCTCATCATACTTAATATCAGTCGTATCCTGCTGAAGATCGAATAAATGAGCATTTGAATACGTGAAAATAAACTCGTCACGATGTGACAGTATTTTCTCACGCAAAACAAGATATTTTTCTTCTTGCGATTTGAACAGATGACTAAAAAGTTGTTTGTCAAAGTATATAGTAACCATGTGTGTTGAAATTATTTATCTTTAAATCTTTTGATTTCTTTATCAAAATCACTTTCCAATAGCTCCATTTCACGTTTGCGATAGATTTCAAACTCCTTTTCTGCTTTTTCAATCGCCTGCTTATGCGAAATGTTCCCTTTACCAATCAGAACTTTCCGTTTATGGGCAATAATTTGGTTATCCAGTGCTTCTATCCAGTCTTTCATTGTCATAGGATTCATTTCCAATGCTTGGAACTCTGCAAAATCCAAGAAACCTGAAACAAGCAGATTCAGACGTTGGAGTTCAATCTCAGACAAATAATTCTTGGCAATCTTCACATCATCTTTGGTCACATAATTACCCTTGAAGTTGGTCATTCCGACAAAAGGCTTTTCATTATCCACTCGATTGTATATGACTTCAGCAGCCGTATTTTCGTGAACGGCATAATGCAGCTTGTTCTGCACTGTGGCAAAGAATATTTTTGTCATCTCGTCACGAGGGTCATAGTCCGTGGCAGTTGCATAAATATCCGTAACCTGTTGATAGAAGTTGCGTTCGCTACTACGAATATCCCTGATGCGTTGCAGCAACTCACGGAAATACCGATTACCGCCTTGCTTTAACCGCTCATCATCCATAGCAAATCCCTTTTGGATATATTCGTGAAGCCGTTGGGTTGCCCAGCGGCGGAAACGAGTAGCTACCTGCGATTGGACACGATACCCCAACGCTATAATCATGTCAAGATTATAATGGTCGATGTTACGTTTTACCTGACGATTACCCTCTTGCCGAACTAACAAGAATTTCTTGTTAGTTGCCTCTATTGTCAGTTCGCCATCTTTATATATGTTGTCCACATGTTGGCTGATATTCTGTTGTGTAGTACAATATATATCCGCCAACTGATTTTGTGTCAGCCATAAATCTTCATCGGCAAAACGCACCGACACACGAGTTATCTCGTTATCGTCCTGATAGAGTATTATGTTATTTTCTTGCATTTTCTTATCTATATTTGGTCACATTCCAAATCAAACTCTCTTCTTAGCAACTTAAAGAAAACAGAATTTCTATCTGAAGCCAACTGGTAAATATCCTCATAGGAATACAGTTCTATGCGAATTCCTATTTTGTGCCTTGGATCTCCATCTATAAAGAAAGCATCATCACAATAAAAAGAATTTTCAAGGAATGGGATAGATTCGTACCTTCCACTTGCTTGGGGCGAAGATAATTCTTTCTTTATGTCTGATTTTCTGGCTAAAATAATTCCATGATATTGTATGTTATCCACATTTACATCCCAATTCAATACTTTTGTAGGATTATTGTAGAAATCATTCGCATATCTTTTTACTTGCGCCACCATACCCTCATGAATGTTTCCTGCATTATGTGCCTTTGTTGTTGATTTCAATTCCAAAATCAGAATTTGTTTGGTTTTTTCTGGTGCATCTGCCCAAATGTAAATGTCTGACTGGGCTTGACCAGACTTTGTACTTTTGGCTTTAAAGTTATTTGAAAATATAGTAAACCTATCATCTAAAATCCAAAGATTGTGCAGATGATTTATGTCTGAAGAATTGTTTAACGTGGCACCTCGTTTCAAAAACAGTTCGTGAATAGTTGCTTCTAATTCAGGTTTGTTATCGCCTTCTTCTTCATATTTATTGATTAAAGTCTTCAAACGCCGTAGGACACTTTCACGGTGTTTAACATAAACTTGCAGACTAGAATTCAACAACTTTTGGCAATCTTCGGAATCACTAAACGAATTGTCCTCATCTTGCTCTTCATCTTTGTCTATTTGTGTCCAAAAAGCCTTTTCAATCCGTCCTTTCTCATTAATTGCCGATTTTACTATATCGCTTTCTTTTACGACATTCTTTTCCTCTGCAATCCGTCCTTCATTTACAAATAAATCCAATGACGGATACCGTGATTTGAAATTCTTTAGATTGCGTTGTGTTTCTTTGCGATTCTGTTCAATAACTTTCTTGAATTTATTATCAAGGATTTCATTGATCTTATTCTGGATGCATATAATATCATCACATGACACATCTATTCTTTCTCCTTTTGTGTCTACATACTCATCAAAAAAGATAGATGTTAAATACAAAGTATAACCCTCACTATTGTCAATAGAGTAACTTAAATGCCCGTTGGATAAACTGGCTCTTAAATTCCTAGCAAAGCATATTATAGGATTGTCACCATGCATTGGCTTATTATTTTTAATCAGCCATAATATGAAAGAGTATTTATTGTCATCCGATAGTGTTAATTCAAAGGACTCTTTTTGAGTCTCAGCTTCTATACTATCTTTCTTTATAGTAAAACAGTCTCCATTCAAAGAAATATTTATAACTAACGCCTCATTGCTAATTATAAAAGGAAAGAAGGTTTCTATGAACCATTGTTTAAACAATTCAGAATTAGGATAATTCTTAAAGAAAGTCTTAGCTCTTCCTAATGCCAGTTGCTTGTTTATTAAAATTGTTAATTTTGTATAGGTGCTGTTTTTAACTTCCACTTCCTCATATGCGGAGAAACTAAAAAGCCCCTCAGATGTACTAGGATATGGTATCGTTTTTTTTCTATATTTGCCAGTCTCATCTTTATATACAGTTTCATATTCTGCAGAATCTGCAAAATAAACAATAGCTAAACGACCTTGTCCCAAAGGATGGAAGTTGAGTTTTTCTTTTTCCGAATTCTTTTTATCTAATTCTTCAAAATACTTTCGGTTCTTTTCATTAAATCCTTCTCCATTGTCAGTGAGTTCTATTTTACATTGGATCTCATCAAATACAACATTTAAATTTAATTCAGGAACATAGTCTTTCTCCTTACTTTCCCGAATTAACACAGCATGTATAGCATTTGAAATAATCTCACGCAACAAGAGGAAGAACTTCTCACGGCTGTTCTTGTATTCCTTTTCTGCTCTATATTGTACATTCGACTTTTGTTCCATATTAATCTTTTTAATTATTCATTTCAGCAAGTAATTCATTTATAGATCTGCCGTTATATTTAAATATATCAAGCACATCCTTTTCAACGATTGGATTTTTATGTATATTTTCTATTAGGCCTCTTATGGTATCATCATAAAATTCTTGTAATGAAAATCCGTTTGTTGTATGCCCAGCTTTTTTCCCATTACATTTCTCAACAGCATATTTCCTCTTGTCTGCTAAATTCACAAAATATGGGTTATTAGGTTTCTTGTATACTAATATATCATCTAAAATTTGCACCTCATAGTTATATATAAAGCCATCTTCACAATTCACACTAAATGTAATGTTATTATCTTTTTTGATTAGTTGAACGATTTTGTACTCTTGCAATAGTCTTATAATTTCAAAAGTTCTTTTTAATTCTAATTTGTAGAAATTTGACTGTGGATTATGATGCGATGAAGGATTTAGTGACTGTGTTCTATGTATATCCAGTTCGTCTAACAAGTCTATATCAAAACCTATCTTCGTGTACATTTCTTTGGCTTTTATAATACATTCTCCAATCATTAAGCCATCAACATTAACCAGTTCATTATTCTCATTTTTAAGAGTATATGCTTTGAATTGTTCTTTAAATATTTCTTCGAGTGCTTGGCGTTGATTATTACCACAAGCATTATAATCTATTGGATAATTTTCTCCTCTAAAATATGCATATGCTTTTGATAACGGAGATTGATATGTAACAACTTTGGGCACTTTTTTATCTCCGTTTTCGGTCTCATACATTTCTAATATTCTCCAATTACGTTTTTGTTCGTTCTCTGGTAAATGTTTCAATACAGAATCAAAGAACACTCTATCGTGTGTTAAAATAATTAACTGATAACGCGAAGCGTAATTTTTTAGTATAATTTTCAATAAGGCGGAACGATTGCCAAGGTCGAGACTAAGGAGTAAATCGTCTAATACCATAATTTTAGGAGCATCATCTATATAACGTTCTTTTAAAATTGCAAATCTAATGGCTATTGCAATAGCAGACAAACGAGCTTCATTCAAATATGAATGTGGCCTTTCAATCTTATTTGATGTAATTCCGCCAACATTAGGTAACTCTACTATTAGTTCTATTTCTGGTGCTTTTGTTGCTCTTGTTCGCCCGTGAGGTTTTCCATCATTCCCGTATTTAAAATCATTATAAATGGCAGGTGTATATCTAAATCTTATTGTGAAATCTTCTTTAAAATCTTCATGAAGACTTCTATTAGCTTCACCGGTAATTAATTGTAGATAATCTCGCAAATGCTGATTAAAATCTGCAACATGTCCTTGAAATATGCCATAATTAGGATCCGTTATTGTAGTGTAGGGTTGCATACCCTCCTTTATATATCTCCACCACTCTAACGAGTTACGTGAAATATTACGCCCCGATATAGTATTTAACTCTTGGTCAAAGTCAATGAACTCTAAAAGGTTCTTTTCAAAATACGAAAATAGTTTAATTGTACTTTTATTTGTTGCAAGGTACATGTTGTACACGACCTTGTAGTTGATTAACTCACTTGAAAGAGCCATCAACTTAATATCATGATTGGTTTGAGTGTTAACTACATTATTTGATATCTCAGCATTAATATTAGCATATCTTTCATACTCCAAATGTTCAAGAGTTATTGAAACTCCAGATTTATCACCATCTTGTGCATATCGATTTTTTATGCTTTCTTCACTCTGAGATATTGGGAGAAAATACTTCTGAACACTTGCTACGTTTGGTTTTAGCGTACTATGCAGGAAACAATGTAATGCCCAATAAATAGAACTTTTACCGCTGCCATTTTCTCCATAGATAAGAGTATGTTTCTTATCTAATTTTAGATTTTGTTCGCCAAAGAAGAACTTAAAATTATTGAGTTTAATATTTTTAATCTTATACATATTCTCTTTTTTTAGATATTAATTATTGGAGCTAATAATGATTCCAATTTTATAGACATATATTTTAGATTATTCCTTATATCGTTATCCATACTTCTGAGTTTAGTGAAAGTATCTAGTATAATTTGCACGACACTCTCAGTATTAGCATTTATGATCTGGAAATCACGTAAAACTGAATCAACAAAAGATATATTTTCCTGAGCAAATTCATCACTAAAATATAATTCATATATTAATGCATCTATAACATTCTCAAATTGACGAGCCATTACATCATTGTCTACATATTGATCTATAATGATATCAGAAGGCAAAGATTTGATTATTAGAACATAATCTACAATTCTAATAATTGCTTCTTGCATTTTAGTAGAAGGGAAAATAATGGGTATAGAGTTTAGAACTTTTGCTGTAATATTTGTGTTTGTACTTGTTTGTTTTATAAAGAAATTTACTAATGAAGAATTTAAAACGCCCAACAAATATTTGATATTTATTGAATTATCATTGGCTATGTAATTTGTGGAATTTGCACAATACATATGCCCATTTATAAGTGTCGAAATTATCCTGACTTTAGAGTCTACTCCTGTTATACGCTGAAGAACTATTCTAGGATTAGACACTTCCTGTTCCCTTTTAGAGGATAATCCTGGCTTATTTTGATCGTTAATGTATATGACATTTCCTTGTGACGGAGTATCTGTAATATAATATCTCTGTATTTGAGCACCAGTAATTACTCTTGTACCTAAACCTATATTATTAAATTTGCTTTTATATTTAGTCATATCAATTTCACCAGCAGATGCTATAATATGATATTGGCCTTTCTGTTTTATATCTTTAAGAATCGAAAATTTTTCATTACTACTTATTGGAATAATAAAATCTTCTGGATACATCTCTATTATTTCTTTAATAGTAATATTCAATTTATGTTTAACTTGCATAAATCGGGAATGCCATACATTAATGGGAATAGTTTTATATGCGTCCGGTTGATTATTTCTTCTTAACGTACAAATACATACACTCATCTTCGCTGATTCAAAAACTCTAAGATTTTTATTATCTCTTTCTGGAAATGAATCAATAGATAGTATATCTGTTTGTGCAAAGAATAATTTTCTATTTCCTAATGCACTATCTTCAGCTAAAATAGAATTTTGGGTAATCATAGAAACAATTCCATTATCTCTGGCAATATTTATAGCTAGAGGATAAAAAAATTGAAACATATTTAGTCTACCTCCTTTCGCATATTCATAATGCCTTGATAACTTTAATGCGGTTTGCATACTCAAGTCAAGGTCTCTGAGTTCATTGTAAGGTGGATTGCCAATCGTTATATCAAATCCTGTGAATAAACCATTTTTATCAAATAATTGGGGAAATTCAAAACGCCATTCGAAAGCATCAACATATAACTTATTTTTCTGAATATCTTCTTGTTCTTTTTCAAGGATATTCAGTTTTTCTTTTAACTTTTTCAACTCTGCCTTTTCAGCCTTTGTGCGCTCCCCAAATAATGTGGGACCTTCAAGCATAATAACTTTCCCCCTTAGCTTTGCTAGTTTTTCCTTAAACTGATTGCTAAGTTCTGTCTTGAACGCACGTTTGATACCCTCAATCGTTTGACGAAAGAGTTCCTTTGTCTGATGATTAGAGGTATTAGTATACTCACTTACCAGCTCTTTATATTTGGCAAGTGTCATCTTTTCATTTTCTTTTTTACCCTTGTTGTACTCAACAAATACATTCTCGATAGGGGCATCTATAGGGTAACGACTCAATAGCGAGTTGCCACAGGTGATTTTATAATCCAAGTTTGGAAGAGGCTGTGGTTCTTCTGCATCGACTACCAATGCCAACCAGAAACGCAAACGAGCTATATCAACGGCCCCCTGCTCGATATCAACACCAAAAATATTATTTTGGATAATATCTCGTTTTGTTTGAGTTGAATTAAAGTTGCCATGAGGCTCTGCATGTGAATGCAAATGATGTATTGCGTGATACAATACATAAAGGATACCCATAGGAAATGCCCCCGAACCTATGGCTGGGTCACACACTTTAACCTCTTTGAGCAACCGGGTAAATCGTATCGCTATGTTCTTGTTTTGGAGTATAGGATTCACTATGCCATCATTTATAAGTTGTTCAATTGCTTCAGCATATTGCTCTGATGGTTCGTGGGTTTTGAGGTATTGTATCACACTCTGGCGACACATATATTGTACAATCTCCTTGGGAGTATAGAATGCCCCCTTGTCTTTATTGTCCTCCAAAAGATTTTCAAAAATATGCCCCAGCATTTCAGGGTCGATGCCGACTTCGCTATCTTCGGGATCATTTTCATCAATAGTGAAATTGTATATGGCGAAGAAGTCCATTAATTCCTTGAAGTAGGAATATGGAAAATCAATGGTTAGGTTATCTATATTGTCAGGTTCAAAAAGACCTCCGTTAAGATATGGAATCCCCTCAAACTCCGTTAGAAGCGATATATTCCATCCTTTTTTTATAAATAATGCTTCACGCTCCTCTGGTTTGGTATTTAAAACGCCAAAGAACAATGGCTCCAAAACATCGCTTAACAATCTATTGTTATCAAGATATTTTTCTACAAGTTTGGCAAAATAATTTTTATCTCCATTTTCCCATTTGGTGCTTGATGCAGGCACACCCATCCAACCCTTCTTTTGCAAGAATTGCAAGAATACCAAACGACCTAATAGTTTCTTGACATAATCACGGTGTTGTTTTGTATTTGTAAGTGTGTCAACAAATCTCTTGTATTGAGTTTTGTAACCATTAAAGAAATCTTTGTTGAGACGCTCAACAGAGAATGCTTCCGTTACATCATCTAAATATACTGAGCCTCTCTTATTCTTATTAATCAGTTCTATCAATCGATTAGCAGCTGTCGTGCATGGTTCACTTTCGCCTAACAAGAAAGTATATCTTTTGGGAGCTGTTTCTTTGATGCTTAAATTCCCTTCGGAATCAAAGACTGTTTGTTTAGAAACAAATGTCAAACGATATTCTGTTTGGATACCAGAATAATATAAGACAAGTGCTCCATTTATAATATCTTGGTCAACATATTTAGCCGCAATTTCTCGTAAGCCTTTTCGGTTACGAGAAATATGTATATTGTCAGCAACCTCAAACTTGAATAACCCTAATGAGCGTCCATCATTTAAATGTATCACTCCAATTTGGCCTCCATTTTTTACAAGATTATTATCAACGGACGTTTCTTTTGCCAGATAGTCAATCTTTGGGAACATCTGGGCAAGAATGTTTTTCCATTCGTTGAAGTCGAACGGTGCGGATAATTTATGTTTCAAATCTGTCTGGTTCATTGCTCTGCTTTGTTAAATGTTGAAACTTTCTGAGATAATAATCTCAGGGTGCAACTCTTTCTTTTGTTTTACATTTACTGTCTGTTGGATGTTGTCATACATCTTTACGCTTTCAAGCGGATAGACAGTAATTATTTTCATTAACTGCTCCAACAACACGACGGGATTTATCGGTGTCTTTTTTGTTGCGTTGCGGAGTTTGTTCACGTCGCGCTGCAATTGTTGGAACTTGCCTGTCGTTATGGCTCGTTTCGCTTTTCCTATCAAATCGCGCTCTTCGTCAGTTATATTTGCAATGCTGAAGAAACCATCAAGATAGGCAATCGCTTTTTTCTCGTTTGGACCTTGTGTCGGATTCACTTTGTTCACTGTCGCCTTATCTTTCTCTTCTTTTTCCGAGAAAACTTCAAGTGCTTTCGCAACTTGTTCATGGTGCTTGTCGTGCAATGGAATCGACTTTTCCTCCAAACGCGCTTCAAATTCTTTTACGGCCTCCAAGAATGTGAGTTCTTCAATGGTTCCGTCTTCACGAATGAAAGTGAAAGCGTCTCTGCGTTTGTTACGGATGAAGGTGATGGTACTCTTGGGAATGAGTTTGTTTTTTCGTCCTACTCTCGCACGCATTGGCAGTTTGTTGATACGTTTTATCAGTTCCGGATTTTCTTCTTTGAGTTGTCTGAGCCACATCAAATAACGCAGCTTCTCGTCTCGTTCCTCATCAACATTTTTGTCGAAAAGTCCAAAACTTTCCGGGTTCTCATCGGTTGAATATATTTGGCTGTCTTCTCCCAAAGCGGCGTGGAAGGCAAAGAGCTTCATTTTTGCCTTTTTTTCCAGTTCGATGTCGTCATTGACTTTTGCCGTAGGGAAAAAGTTGAAGATGTGAACTTCTTTTGCTGTGCTACCAATACGATTGACACGACCGATACGTTGCATCAGTCTTGTTGAATTCCAAGGGGTATCGTAATTCACAATCACATTGGCTCGGTGCAGGTTTACGCCTTCCGCCAATACTTCGGTGCAGATGACTATGTTGTAATCGTTCTTTTTTTCGCCTTTATAGTTTGCATCGAAGTTTGCTTCTAGAATCGGCATTTTGTCGTTGCGGTTATCGCTGTAGATAGTCAAGATTCTGTTAAAACCTTTGCCTTTCAGCGTCTCGGAAAGATATTTTGTCGTTTCCTTGCTTTCGGAGAATACCACAAGCTTTCCTTCCTGATTGATGGACTTGTCAAATAGGATTCCGTTAAGATAATCGGTGATGAAAAGTTCCAGTTTTGGGTCTGATGTTATTTTGTTCCAGTCAGAAACCAGTTCCGATAACAACTTGTCATCGTGTTCAAGTCCCGACTTGAAATTCTCGTCAAAGTCTTCTGGCGTACAAACCTCAATCGTAGGGTCGGTATATTTCGCTTCTTCAATCAATTTTATAAGTTCCTCTTCTTTGCCTTCGAGCAGATACTCGTTGACTTTAAGATTTGGAGCGATGTAAATTGTTCCATTCTCAAACATATCAAGCATAACCTTGTTGGCATCGAAGTATCGGCGCAACGATTGCTTGAAAGCAAAGAAACTGCTGTCTATTCTCTTTACGAGCAAGGTCTTCATAATGCTTGCCAACTGCATAGAAATCATGTCAGCTTTCTTGTACTTCTTTTTCTTGTCCTCGTTCAGATACTTTATAGCCTGATAACGATAATATTTAAGTCCGCTTTCCTTGTCACTAAGGTATTTGATTGTTTTGTCATACAAAGCCTCTAACTCTGCCTCCAGCTGATAGTAAATCTTGTGCGGTGCCTTGACATTAGGGAAATGAACTCCTTGTTCTTCCAAATCTTTCCGATAAGCATCATTCCCCATCAAGTCTGTACGGGTCCGTCGTACAGTCAATGGTTCGACAACCTTTGTACGGATCTTCTCGTAGATGACTTTTATCTGCTGTGATATATCTGCAATGTCATTCTGCTGCTTGAGTTTCTTGTATTGGTCAATTTGTTCCCGGAAGAAACGTTGCAAGTTACCTTCTTCCAAAGTGCTGTCTTTGGAATCTTGAAAAAGATAGACAAGGTTGGCGATGTCTTCTGGCTTGTTGTTCAAAGGTGTAGCCGAAACAAGAATGACTTTCTTGTCGTGAACACTTCCGTCGCTGTGTCGGCATTGGGTCTTGCAAAGCTTCTGAAGCTCGTTGTACATAGATGCCGTATCACTTCTGAATTTGTGCGCTTCATCCACTATCACCAAATCGTAAAGGGCAGGATTCTTTATCTTATGTAAACTGCCATTATTCACAATGGTATAATTATCCAACTTAAACTCATCAAGTGTGCGTTCCCAACCGTCTCTTAATGCAGGAGGAACAACAATCAATGTATGAGAGCGGTGCATCGGAAAACCATTTGCGAAGAAGAACTTTTTCGCAATGAGAGCCGATACAATGGTTTTCCCCAATCCTACAACGTCAGAAAGAAAAAAGCCGTTATACTTCATCATCTTCGAGTATCCATCGTTCACAGCATCTATCTGATACGACAGTTTCTTGTAACCTTTAGGCAAGTCGGAAACAGAATTGGGGTCAAAGTCAATGCTCTTTCCGAAATACTCTAATAATAATTTCAAATAAACTTCGTAAGGTGTGAAGTCTGGATTCAGGTAAGATTCTTTCTTTATTCTGTCAATATGGGTCAAATCAATCTCCACTGCTTCTTTCCACAATCTTTCAAATGTTTCTGTCGCAAACAGAATATCATCATCGTAGCGCAGTTCTACATTGAACTCGAAATTCTTTTCAAGTCCAGCCTCGGTAAGATTGCTTGATCCAGTAATCACCGAACCATAACCGTGTGGGTGGTACTCCTCTTCGCGAAATATGTATATTTTGGCATGGATGTTTTGTTTGGGATGTATGCGCATAACTATTTTGCCAGTCATTATGTCTTCAATGAACTGGCACATTCCGTCTTCAACTTCTTTATCGTATTTTGCTTCTTGGATATTGCTTTTTATTTCGTTGAAGAATTCTTCCTGTGTTTGCTTTTCGTTGGGATTGAACAACAAGCCTTGTTGATTAGCTTCATACGTCAATTTATCCACATTAATGCCAACAAGAAAGCGAATCTTAGGAGTCTGCGTTATGAATTTCCTGATTCTAAAATACCCGGAAGCTCTAAAATACCCTACAAGTGCATCAAAGAAATGCACTTTCTTATACTTGAAAACGCCTTCTATTTTTTCAAGAAGGGTATTTTCTTTTTCATTGGTGAAAAAATTTGTTCCCATAATCAAGCGTCTTTCAGAGTATTTATTAGATCTTTAGGCTCTACATTTAAAACAGTTGCAATCTTAACAAGCATTTCTAATGATGGTTGTGAAGTATTGGAACACCAACGAGAAATGGTAGCTTCATTCTTTTGAAGTTGTTCTGCCAACCATTTCCCTGTTCTGTTTTGTTCAACCAATACGACTTTTATTCTATTTATTCTTTCTGTTTCCATGCTTGTTTTGTTTTAGAGGATAGCAATAAATTGACTATATCTGCAAAGGTAGTGATAATTTTTTAAAATAAATATGATTCTAAGGTAAATATCATTCATACCTATCTGGAAAACTGGGGCAGCGGAGCAAGGCGCATTATGGATGCTTGTAAAGTACAAGGCGTGGAAGCACCTACATGGTGTGACAATGGAGGCTTCATCACTGTCACTTTCAAGCGTCCTGATTTCACATCCGGCACAACACAAACAGATAAAGAGGACAAGTACCCCCTAAGTACCCCTCAAGTACCCCCTAAGTACCCCTCAAGTACCCCCTAAGTACCCCACAAGTGGAATTACTCATTCAGAAAATGAGCGATTCTTATATGACCATGAGAGATATGGCAGATGTATGTGATATTAAAGACTTAAAGTATTTCCGTGAGAGCTATATTACTCCTGCATTAGAAGAAGGATTAATCGAACGGCTTTATCCCAACCAACCGAAGCATCCAAAGCAGCAATACAGGTTGACAAAAATGGCTAAAGAATGGCTGACCGGGAAAGTAAAATAGAATCATATTTTGTGTATCACCGCATCGGAATGACTATCCCATTCCGATGCGGTTTTTAATGTTTCGATACTTGTTTAACGGTGTCGCAAGTTAGCGGCTGTCATATTGCTGTGGCTGTTGTTGCCACTTAGCTTCCATCACCCTTGAAAGCTCGACAATCTCCCGGCTCAGCTTTATAAGGTCGATGGTACACTTCTCCAGCTTGTAGAGCAACGCCATCGCCTTCTTCTCTGAGAAGTGGATGCGTAGCTCTTTAACGACCTGATTGTAGTTCGTGCCGATGCAGCGGAACTGGGCATGGAAATCCGACAGCTTGGTGTAGTAGTCCACCAACGTCTTGTCCACTTTCAGCACCTTGAACTTCTGCCCGAAGAAGTGCGCCTTGAGAAAGACGGCTTTCGCGTACACGTTGGATTCCTCGTACATCGTCAGAAACCTGTTCCATTCCACATCGTCGAAGCGCACCATCACGCAGTGCGTCTTCGGGTTCAACTTGGGATTTCTCCCGTACTTGCTCTTCTTTTTCATACTTCTTATTCTTTCAATTTTATGGCTTGTCCATTGTTTAATCTTTGATTAATGAACCCCGAAATTATCCGACTGCGGAGGATAATTCTGCCCACGGCGGTGAAGGCATTTTCAGTTACTTAGAATTATTCGGGTAACTGAAAATATATCTTGCTGTGTCTTTGAGGACACAAAAATCCTCCGCCTGTCGGATTTGTTTCCGGGTGTAATGACTCATCTTGGGAATCGGTCAAGCCGATGAAGTGTATTCACCAGCCCAACCGACTTTCTGTAATTCCGTCAGAGCTTGCGCCACTGCTCGATGTCGTTCCGATAGGTGTCAAGGTGCAGACGGACGAGGTTTTCAATCAACCCCGATGCGCTCATACCCTTTCCTCCGAGGAAGCGGACAACCCTGTCAAGTTCGTCACGCACCGTCTCGCTGACGAACACGGGCTTGCGGTTGACAATCTTGGGAACTTGGAGATAGGTGGTGCGGTACTCCTCCAGCGACAGCCTGCGCTGCTTGCTGCTGACACGCTTCTGCGGTATTGCCGCTCCTTCGGTCGCCACACTTGACGGTTCTTCCGCCATAGCGGTCTCCGTTTCTTCCGTGACGGTCTTGCCGGGCTGTTCCTCTTCATCAGGCTCCAGACCGATACGCCTGTAGATGTCATCCATCGACTTGGGAGTGTAGGATTCCCTGTGTCCCATCTTTTCCACGATTTCACGAGCCTGCTGCTCTGTAATGCTTGGTTCTCTCTTCATTGTAAAAAACAAATTGATTAAGTTATTAACTGTGGTCTTGGTAAGCACCTCGACCGATTATCGGGAGCAAAGTAAGGTGCTTTAATGCAGTCAGTCAAGCACTTGGATTCTCTTAGGCAATTTTGTGTGGTTTTACTTTATGGCGGTTGATAAAACGGTGAGGACTTCACTGTTTTGCCGGATGTGGATGTCTGAAAGGGCAAAAACTCGGTCAGGAGCAATTTTGAATTAAGCCCTTATTTGTGTTTCGTCTTCTTCTCTAAAAACCGAAATTAAGGTGATGGCGATAATCTGTACCCCGGACAACCACTGCCACACCGACGCAACATGCTGCCAGTTTTGAAAAATCCATTGTAGGATAATAGATTATATATTCCTTTGCGGCAAAAGAAACAGTAACAACTAAAGGAAAGACAATATGGAAATCGTATCAATCGAGAAAAAGACCTTCGAGGAACTGGTCGCCAAGTTCGACCGCTTCGTCCGCCGTATGGATGCCATCTGCCATCGGCACGGCGAAAAGAAAATGAGCGAGTGGATGGACAATCAGGACGTGTGCCGGATGCTGAACATCAGCCCACGAACATTGCAGACGCTTCGGGACAACGGGACTTTGGCATACAGCCAAATAAACCACAAGACCTACTATCGTCCCGAAGATGTGCAGCGCATCGTCTCCATCGTGGAGGACAGGCGAAAGGAAGCACGATTCAAAGGTAGAACTATATAAACCAAGTATAGTATATCACTGATAATACCCACTAAAATCCAAAGTAACATGAATGAACTGATTAACAAAGACAACGAGTGGATAATCCACTTCATGGGCAGTCTTGACCGTCTGCTGTACAACGTAGAGCATCTGACCGCCAGCTACCGCCCGACACTGAACGGGGAGCGTTTTTTCACCGACAAGGAGGTGTCGGCACGGTTGAAGGTGAGCCGCCGGACGCTTCAGGACTACCGCAACGAAGGACGGATAGCTTATATCCAGTTGGGTGGAAAAATCCTCTACCGTGAATCCGACATCGAAAGGATGCTGGCTGACGGCTACCGTTCCGCCTACAGACTGACGGCAACCTGATTTTCTTGAAGGAGCGCAGTTTGCCGTCTGCCCCATGTTTGCGGCAGCAATGGCACAACAAAAAGAAAAAGGAACGGTTTACGGATGAAGCATCAATGTTTAGCTTCGTCTGTAAGCCGTTCCTTCTCTTTCTTCTGATTTCCCGTCAGTCGCTTGTTTCCGTTGCCGGATGCCCCAAATTCGTGTGGCTGGCAGTGGCAAGGTTTTCGGGCTGAATACGCTCAACTTCGTTTGAGGAAGATTCCGCCCGAAACGGCTCTGCCGCCTGACCTTGCCAATACCGTCAGAGCCATACGCTACCTTTGCATCCGAGCATCGGGAACAGGTGGCTGACGGGATGAGCCTCAATTATACCATAGGTTACCGCCCTTGCCACAAGAGAAGAACAAGATAATCGAATTCCCTCTCTTGGTGGCGCAGATTTCATTTATTATGAACCGTCTGAACAAAAGGGTCTCTTTGCTACATATTTTGAAAGCGATGGCTATAATCATTTCAAGGCTGTAAACATCATAACTGATGCCGTCAGGCTGCTTGATATACTTCTTCGTATCAGTCTCGCTCAGTTCCTTATTCTTATAGATTGCCCATATCGCCTTGCGGATGTCGCACGAGAAAACCCCGAACAGGTCGGCTATCTCGAACTTTGTCATCCATACAGGTGCTTTCGGCATAGTGACTATACCTGTTTCATTGATTGTTATTATTCCTCTGTTCATAATCAAAGACTTTTTGATAGGACACTTTTTACATTCATCATATCTTTGAGGATGGAAGAATCCAACACACGGGCATAGTGCTGCGTCATTTTTATATTGGAATGACCGAGCATTTTTGCCACATTTTCAATGCTTACGCCATTGGCGAGGCACACAGAGGTCGCATACGAGTGGCGAGCCACATGCGTGGTCAAGCTCTTTGAAATACCACACAAATCGGCAATCTCTTTCAGATAACTGTTCATCTTCTGATTGCAGGGGACGGGGAGCAATACATTTTTCTTTTGGCAAGTCGGATGGCTTTTGTATTTCTCCAAAATCTGCATCGGAATGTCGAGCAAGGGAATGTTGCACATGTTCTTTGTCTTTTGGCGAGGCTTCCGAATCCAATAGTTACCATTATTGTCTTGAACGATATGTTCAGCAGATAACTGTTGCACATCACTGAACGCCAACCCAGTGAAGGACGCAAAGATGAAGACATCTCGCACAACTGTAATCCTATCCAAAGAAAACTCCTTGTTGTAGATACGGTGCAGTTCGTCCAAGGTCAGAAACTCACGGATGACTTCTTTCTCGTGGAACTTGATTCCGATAAACGGGTCTTTGGTTATCCATTCGTTGGCAAGTGCGAGGTTAGTTATCTTCTTCAGGCACTTCATATAACGGATGACCGTATTTTGCTGGCACTCCTTTTCCGTCTTGAGATAAAACTCAAAAGCACGAACTAACTCACCATTGACTTCCGACAATGGCAAATCTTCCTTATAGTATTTTAGTCTGATAAGTTCTGCAAGATAACGCTTGCAGCTTTCATAACGACGGACGGTAATCAGGGCATAATCCTTGCCTACAAGCTCACGGCATTGGTCGTTATGCTCCTGCATCGTTCCAATAATCGTGCGGACTTCCTTCACTTCTTCGTTAATTCCGAAGAACTTCTCTTGCAAGATTCGGGCTGAGACGGGATGATTCCGCTCTTCCTGTTCATCGAACAGCTTGCGCAACTTGATTTTGGCTTGCTCAATGTAGAGGTTGAGTTCACAAGCCTTGCGGCTCTTGCCTTTGGCGCACTCCTTCGCCTGATTCCATTGGACAGGCTCAATGCTCATGCGGATGTTGTTTTCCACTCGCTCACCGTTCACGGTGATGCGCATACATACGGAGGCTTCCCCGTTTTTCAGCAGTTTGGCTTTCTTGATGAAGAAAAGCACATTGAATGAGTTTCGTTTCATGTTCCTACAGTTTTTTCGTTGGACAAAAGTAGGAAACCATACACGCTTTCTCGACACGCAAAATATTGCAAATCAGAGAGAAACAATCTTGTTCGGTGGAGATTCGCGCTCCACCTTTCTTGCTCCACCGATTGGAACACCGGGAACGGTAATATTCTGCCGTTTTTTGCGTTCCATCGGAAAACAAAAAATCCCGATTTCGTTTGGAAATCAGGATTTTACTGCTTATTGCTTTTCTTAAAAGTGGTGCCACCAGGAATCGAACCGGGGACACAAGGATTTTCAGTCCTTTGCTCTACCAACTGAGCTATGGCACCATTGTTTCTCGTTTGCGGTTGCAAAGGTAGGCATATTTTTTGAATCTACAAATTTTTTGCAAATTTTCTGCCAAATTCTTTTTGGTTTCAAAAAAATGATTTACCTTTGCACTCGCAAAACAGAAACGGAATGTAGCGCAGTTGGTAGCGCACTACGTTCGGGACGTAGGGGTCGGG